CTGACTAATTCTAACCGTTCTGGGGGTGCCCGCTGTATTTAATATCAAGAATAAATATAGAAGAAGTTTTTATTGTTTGTATGTTCCGTGCCACTTGGCAAAAATAGTGCAACAAAAGGCAGGCTTAGTAAGTTACTTATAAAGAGATAAGTAAATTTGAACAGTCTGAAAGATATAAAACATTGAGGTTTTATAATGAAAAGAGAAGGGTTTTTAATCACGGAAGAAAAGATAACAATTGATTATTGTAAGACAATAATCTTAAAAGCAGCCAAACATAAAGATAAAAGGAAAGCTGTTAAAAGAGTGCTTGAGAACCTTGATTTGTTTGCAAAAGATTTACAGAGAATTATTTTAACGGAAAGTTATAAACCGAGTCCGTATACCGTGCATAACAAGGTGGACGAACCGAGCAAAAAGAAAAGAGTATTACATAAGCCGGTATTTTATCCCGACCAGTGTATTCACCATTTGTTAATTGATTTAGTTCACGACAGACTGTTAAAACGGTTAGACCCGTATGCAATTGCTTCAATTAAAGGTAGAGGTATACATTTCGGATATAAGGCAATAACAAGGTGGTTACATAAAGATTATCACGGGACGAAGTGGTGCCTGAAGTGTGACATTAAGAAATGTTACGACAATATTAAACCGCAATATGTAGTTGCTGCTTTTGAAAAATTTGTAAAAGATAAAAAGTATTTGAATCTTTTAAAACAAGTAGCATTTTCAATGAATAGTTTACCTTTAGGAAATTATACTTCGGCTTGGTTTGAAAATTTATTGTTACTTGAAATGGACACGGCAATAAGAGAAGCTAAAGGAATAAATTATTATTTAAGGTATGTAGACGATTTTGTAAGTTTAAGTGCAAATAAAAAGAGATTAAGAAAATTAATTGTAATAATTATTGAGATGTTAGCAAAGATAGGTTTAAGGTTAAAAGAAAATTGGCAGATATTTAAAGTTGCCGACAGGGGCATAGATATGTTGGGTTACAGATTCTTTTATAAGTATGTTTTATTGAGGAAGAGAAACTTATTAGGACTGTTTAAAGCATTAAGACATTATATAAAGAAGCCTTGCGGATATTGGGCAAGAAGGCTTAGTTGTAGACTTGGCGGGTTGAAGTGGTTTAACAGTTTCAATTTACAAAATTGGATAGAAAGTAAAATTAGCATAACGAAATTAAAAAAGTTATGTAATATAAAAACAACAAAAATAGGAGGACAAAGGTTATGCACAGAGTTATTTTAGACGAAAGACCGGAACAAGTAAATATTGAAGTATCGGAGAACGGATATAAGGAACTTACTTTGTATAGAAAAATTACCGAAGTTGAAATTGAAGGGCAGACAAAGTATGAAGCGGACTGTATAAAACAGCTTTTTCCGCCTATGCACAAGATAGATAAAAAAGATTTTACGGAAGAGATAATAAATTTCTATTTTGAGCAGGCAGAGAAAGAAGAGAAAGAAACTGAAAGAAATGAGCTGATTTTGCAGTTGGAGGCAATTGATAAAAAGACGATAAGACCTTTAAGAGCGATTGATTCCGGAGATTATACCGAAGCAGATACAAAGAAGTTAAAAGAGTTGGAATCACAGGCGGAAGCAATAAGAGCAAAGATTAAAGCTTTGGAGGCATAAACAAAATGACAAAAGACATCTTGTCTAAAATTTTTAGCTTACAAAATGTAATTGCACTTGGCACTTTGTTTTTTGGTATAGTTTTTTGGTTTTGGACTATTAACGGGATTCCGAAAATAGTAAACGACCACGAAGCAAGAATCAGTAAAATTGAAAAAGAGTTATTGGAGACGAGAACTAAAACGGATATGATTCTTCAAGCCGTATACGAAATAAGAGCTGTAATGTTAAAAAAATAGCGGGCAATACATTGTTCTTTTATATAAGGGATAACTTATATTGTGTTTAAGTGTTGCCTGCTTATAATAAAAAGTAAGGAGGAGTTATGAAAAAGTTGTATTTGAAGTTGTGCAGTTTTTTGTTTTTGTTTTTTGCTTTTGCAGTAAATGTTTTTGCAGAAGCAGCAGAAGCCATAAATGCTAACGGCAATTTTTTTGTTGATTGGTTTTACAAATATGGCGGTTGGCAAGTAGTAATAGTGTTTGTTTCTTTTATTATAATTTGGGTAATAAGAGCAACAAAGACTAAGAAGGACGACGAGATATTGGATAAGTATGTTAAAAAAGGTGTTGAATATGCTTTGGCAGTTATGCCGAAAGACAGTAAAATTGATTGGGTTAAATTTGTAGCAAATGCACTTGGTAAGTTTAACGAAATTTATACTAAGACGGAAGAGTTGCCGCCTGATTCTAAATTGTATGATAAAGCAAAGCAATTAATAGAAAAGATTGCGGAACTTAAACAAATAGAACAGACTAAAGTAGCCTGAATATTGAAGGTTGCAAAATGGGGGCTTGTCTACCACCGAATCCGGACAAGCTCCTATATGCCAAAGATAGAGTTTACCGATAGACTTTATATGCCTATCAGTAACGAATTTGTAAAAGGGAAGTTTATTAAATTAACTTGGAGATTTTGAAATAGAGATATAGTTCAATAGTAGAATATCGGTCTCCAAAACCGAAGATAGCAGTGCGAATCTGTTTATCTCTGTTTCAAAAAATCGGTAAAAATTGAAATAAGAAAAAGTTTTATTTCAAGAAATGAGGAAAAATTGAAATATGAAGATGTTAAATTTATACCTATTTAGAACACATTTAAAAGAAAAATATTCTATAGGCAATTTATATCATACTTTTTCAGATTGTAAAAACAAAAATATGAATATATTATCTAAAGGTTATTTGTGTGATACTTTAGAAGACAAGTTTAGAGGAAATAATTTAAAAGACAAAAAGATATACGGAGAGACTTGTATACCTGAAGGACTTTATAAGATTGTTATGACTTATTCCCCTAAATTTAATAAAGAGCTTCCGCAGATATTAAATGTTCCTTTTTTTACGGATATATATTTCCATAGCGGCAACATACCTGAACACAGTCTCGGTTGTGTTTTGCCCGGAGAAAACAAGATTGTTGGCAGAGTAATAAACTCCGTTATCAAAACAAATGAGTTAATCGCTTTAATAAAGAAAGCGGATGAAAGTTATGTTCGCATTAAGAATGTATAGCAACTGATTTGAGTTGTGCTTTTTGAATTACTTTTTCTGCTTTGTCTTTGTCTATATCTTCTAAGAAGCAAGCCTTGAGTAATATTAAATAATTGATTGAATCGCCTATTTTTTCTTCAAGAGTGTTTTCGTCCGGTAAGATACCTTCCTTTTCATATTTTAAAATTATGTCCGTAACTGATACGGTATGTTTATTTAACATACCTAACAAAGCATATTCACGAGTGTTACATCTCATTATTTTTTTTGCTTCGTTGAAGTTGTGTAACCTATCCTGTTTACTTGAATATTCTCTTGCTTTGTTTCCTAAAACTCTGTTAATTTCTGCAATACAACCGTTTTTAATTGTTTCAAATTCTTCGTTTGTCATTTTATACCTCCGGATAAAAATAATTTGCTGTTACATTTGATTTAAATACTTCGTTTAAATCTTTAGTTAATTTTTGTGCATTGCCTTTTGTATAAACAATTCCTATCCCTCCACTATCTCTCCATTTGTCAATGTTTATAATATCGTCATCAATTAAAATATCTTGGGAATTGCAATAAAAATGTTTTTCGTTTTGTGTAGGAATAAAAATAACATCATAAAATACATCTTTATACCATTCGTTTAACCATATTGTTTTACCTATCATAGCTTTATTTTTACAAGAATAGGGAACTTTACTTAATATGTTTAAATTGAATCCTTCAACTTTGAGTTTGTAAACAAGGTCAAACATATCATTTATTGGCGGAAGTTTACTATAAAAAGAATCTGCGGAATTATTTACTATTTCCCAAAAGCCGTCTGATTTTGTTGTAAAACCTGTAGTTTTTGTTATGTGTCTTGCTCGCATACCGAAGTCCGCTAAGACTCCGTCCATATCAAAATAGATTTTGCCTTGTAGCTTTTTCATTTTAATAGCTCCTTATTTTCGTAAATGTTGCCGATTACTTCTAATTGTCTTGGTTCAACTTCTAAATTAAAACTAACAGCACTATAATTAGAAAAAATTATAAGGTAATCGGCATCTTCGTCTTGCCATTGGGCATACCCTCTATCGTTTTCATCGTCCCAAAAAAGAATATCTCCCTCGTAAATTAATTTCCCGTTCTTGTCCTTTAGTCCTGTGCATTGCCCGACAGATTCTTTATCTACTAAAGCAAGTTTTAATTTTGTAGGTAAGCCCCAATCGCCCGGCTCTTCAAAGATAATAAAATGATTTACCGGTGCGGGTTTCGTTCCCGGTCTTTCAAAAGGACTATCCGTATATTCTGCCTGTGTTATGTATCCGCCGTAAAACCATTTCTTTAAATTTTTATTATATCCTCTAAACTTGTATCTGTCTTGCATTTTTTTATTCTCCTTTTTCATTAGTTCTTTGTGTTGTAAATATAAATCTAAGCTCACACACCAATTTATTTTGCAATTTTTACCTTCTGTCGCTAAAAGTTGTTCTCTAATTTCTTTACTATGTTCTATATTTTCAAAATCAAAATAATGAGTAAATCCTATGCCTTCTGACATTTTTATTAATGCTTGTGTCTTTCCGCCTATTCTACCAAACATCTTATCCCTCCATCTCCTTTAGTTCTTGCTCACACTCTTTAATTCTTTTATCTGCAATAACTTTTATTACACTTTGATTAGATAATGCTTTATAATGTTCAATCACTGATTTTAGTCTTTCAATCTTCTGTTCCTTTGTTCTATTTGTAAGAAATTTGACAATTCCTTTTGCAAATTTCTCATACATTTTTCTACCGAAATCTATATCTCTGTCTTTTGCTGATATAGAAACATTGTTGTATAACCACAAATATATCACTGTTTCTAAAAAGCTCATATTTTTTTCGGAAGAAATCTTTCCTATTGTGTCTTTGTTCCAATGTTTATAAAGCTGTTCTTCGTTTATTTCTATAATCATTTCTGCTCCTTATTTTAAACGGTAAAGCAAATATTAAATTACATTTAACAAAATCTTTAACTGTATGATTACAAAACCTACAGCTTGTTATTTTATCGCACCGATGTGTTAAATCTTTCCTACTAAACTCTACTATTATTTTGTCGGTTTTCATTTTTCCTCCACCATAATTCCGTAAGCCAACATTCCAAAACGAGTGTCTGTATCTTTTGTTTTGTTCCATTCAATTTCTTCTCCGTCTATGCACCATACTTTTAAACCTTCCGGGATAATTGAGTGTAAATAAAAAGGTAATAAAAATAAGTTTTTTAATTTTTCGTCTGTATCGTCCCACCTTTTTAAACCTAAAAGAATACAATCTTGCCTGTCAATACAATCCCACTTTATAACATCTTTTAAAGCAGAAAGATATTGTTTCTTTAGTTCTTCTAAATTTGTAAATCCTAAATACACATTGTTAATAAATTTACTGTTTAACTTTTTAATGATTTCTTTTTGTTCTTGATTCATTTTATTTCTCCTTTAGTAATTCGGGGTTTTGGTAAGTGTTCCCGATTATCTTTAATTCTTTTTTATTTACCTCGCAAAATTCATACCAAGCAATATTATTTGGTATATTAATAAAAAATATTGCATATTCTTGCGAATATTTAACAACTCCTATTATATTATTCATATATGGGTTATCATTGCCCGATAACTTAACAATATCTCCTTCGTATATCACTTTCCCATTTCTGTCTTTTAACCCTGTGCTTAACTGAATATCTCCTTTGTGACAAGTTCCGGCATTATAGGCTTTTATTCCATTTATCATATCACAATACTCATACCCAATAAATTTATCGTCATTATTAAAGAATGGGACTCTAAACATAAATCTATCTTGCATTTAAAAACTCCTTTTTGTATTTTTTGTTATAACAGCTTTTGCATAAATAAGGTGAATAATAAGTTATTGAGCAATTGTTACCGTCTATTCGTTGATATAATTCGTTTGTTTTCTTATTACATTCTTCGCAATGTTTCGGCTGTTTTCGTCCTCTTAAATATTTTCTCGGCATTTTATAATGTTGAGACATTAGTCAACTCCCAATAAATTTCTTCTTTCTGCTTCTATATGTTTTATTTCGTTTGCTAAATAATCCATTTTGTTTTCAAGTAATCCTACCTTGTTTCTTAAACTGATTTTTTTTATTTGTTTTATACAGTTTAAACAGATATGTTTAGAACCCATACTATAATCCGATTCTTTAAAACTACTGCTTGTAACAAATTTTAAACCTACTAATAAATCTATATCGTCTTCTCCGCAAATATCACATTGATAAGCTGTTTTTGTTGACATTGTTTTCCTCCTATAATAAACTCATTTGAGAGTCTTCTTGTTTGGCTTTTTCCTGATAGTCTTTATATATCGCTTCCATTATTGCGATATGTTTATCGGCTACGGATTGTGTCATTCTGCCTTGCAATATCCATTTAGGATAACAATTCTTTCTTAAATCAAGTTCCCTTTTAATTTCTTTTAGTTTGGCTTCCGTTGTTACTTTTATTTCGTTTTGCATTTGAAAAACTCCTGTAATTTTTGGTTTCCGTATTGACCGGAAGTAATATTTATTATTTCTTTGATTGTGTATATTTTTTTTTCGTCAATTTTGTTTTGTTCTATAAAGTTTTTAGTTCCAAATTCGCAAGCACCGGTTATTACTCTATACATCTTTATAGCTTCGCCAAAAGTAAGTGTTGAATTTAATGTTAAATCTTTATATTGAGATGTATCTCTGTTTGATATTTTATAAAGTAAACTTTTCTTTGCTTCTTTAATTGTTTTGCCGTGTGCAAAGTTGCCGTTACCGTCGGCGACAACAAAACCTACATTGTCAATTATTGTGTTTGTATCTTCGTTAATCATTTTTATTTTCTTAACTTTACCTTTGGTTTCAAGAACAGCAGATTTTACATTGTCGGTAAAATCAATTTCAGTAATTTTACCGTTATATAAACCGTAGTAGGTATTTTCTTTTAATTTTTTACCGTCAATTTGTGCCGTTGCAGTTGCTCTTATTTGCCATTTGCTGTTATTGTAAAACCATTCACAAAGGGCAATGTATGTTCCTTTAATACCTTTAATAACTCCGCCGATACCGCAATCAAAACAAACTGATTCTTTACCTTTAATATCGTGCTGTGCAGAATATCCCGAACTTGCTACCTGTGCAGAATATCCCGAACTTGCTACCTTTGCATAATATCCCGAACTTGCTACCTTTGCAGAATATCCCGAACTTGCTACCTTTGCATAATCTCCCGAACTTGCTACCTTTGCATAATCTCCCGAACTTGCTACCTTTGCATAATATCCCGAACTTGCTACCTGTGCAGAATCTCCCGAACTTGCTACCTTTGCATAATCTCCCGAACTTGCTACCTGTGCAGAATATCCCGAACTTGCTACCTGTGCAGAATATCCCGAACTTGCTACCTTTGCAGAATATCCCGAACTTGCTACCTTTGCATAATCTCCCGAACTTGCTACCTTTGCAGAATATCCCGAACTTGCTACCTGTGCAGAATATCCCGAACTTGCTACCTGTGCAGAATATCCCGAACTTGCTACCTGTGCATAATCTCCCGAACTTGCTACCTTTGCATAATCTCCCGAACTTGCTACCTTTGCATAATCTCCCGAACTTGCTACCTTTGCAGAATATCCCGAACTTGCAATAACATCTTTTTTTTCATCTGATTTGTTTTTAGCTTGTTTTTCTATTTCGTTGTAAAAATCTACTGTAAATTCTTTAAGTGATATTTTGTTACCGTTTTTAAAATATTGACAGCCGCCGAGACCGTCCGTGCAATTCCATTCGTTCAACAATTCTAATAATTCCAGCTCCGGTGTTTGTTTTCCTTCTGTATAAATTATTTTGTATTTGTTCATATTTTCTCCTTTAATTAAATTGCATATTGTAAATCTTTAATTAACTCTTTCTTTGTTTCAAATTTGTCGCTAATATAAATATTTTTGCCTTCGTGTAAAATAAAATAAAACCATTGTCCGCCTTTATCCTGCTTGAGTGTAACAAAATAACCGTTTATTTTTGCTTTATTATTTACAAGTTTTTGTGTAAGCTCTTTTAAGTAATTATTATTTTCTTTGAAGAATCTGTATCTTTTTTGGAACCATTCTTTTTGATATGCTTTTTTGTGTAACTTATTCTCTTCAATCATTATCCATTTCCTGTAATTTTCTCTGCTTCTTTTTCGGCTTAAAAGTAAATCCTTGTAATAATATTCTTTCGCTTTGTCGGGATTGTTTAACCGCCACAATTGTTTTTTCTTTTTTATTCTGTGTTTATTCTGCTGATAATACTGTTGCCAATATTCACTCATTTAACTTTGTTTCCTTGTAATAGTTTGTTAATAGTGTTATCTATTTTTTTGTTTGACTTTGCTGCTAATAACCAATACGGAGTTTTACCTAACTGCAATAACTCTTTTGTTTTAGTTATAAGGTCGGCATATAGTTTTTTCATATTTGACCTTTCAACCGTTTCAAGTTCGTGTCTGTCAAGTTTGTATTCCATATCTTCCAAATGGCGAGGTGAACCGACTAAATGTTGTAAGATAGGAGGCAACGAATCAAAAGCTTTTTGTGTTTCTTGAGGTATATCCGGATGAGTATTGTGCATTGCCGTTCTTAATAATTCCCAAGCGGTAGGAAAGTCCATAAAAGAAACTTTGTCGGATATTATTTGAGCTTTAATTTCACCTATTAAACCGTTAAGAAATAAACTTTTTTTAGAGTTTATAAGTTCAAATAAAGCCTTAGATACTTCTTCGTAGGTATTATCAGCGAAACATTTAAGCCAAATATCTACAAGAATATGATTATCCGAGTTTGTAAATTGGACTCCTACTTCACGGCATATAGTTAATATTTTTAATACTTCTTTTTTCGTCATATATCTACCTCAACAATTTGTTCCTGTTCTTGTTCCTCTTCTTTCCGCAACTCGTCTAAAAACGGGTTGCCACTGCTTTTATTTTTAACATCGTAAGGACTATCACACCAATTACGATATGAGGCTTGCCAATTTTTCATAGGATTTTTACCGACTCGCCAGCCGTTTGATTCGTAGTGATTATAAAAACGGTTAATACAATCCGTTCTTAGCTTCTCCTTTAAGGCAAAGGCTTTTATTTCTTCTTTTGTAGGCTTTTTGAATTTAGTTTGTGCGGGCTGTTTTTCTTGCGGTTTTTCTTTTTCTTTATCAGTTTCTTTTTCTTTCTTATCTTTATCTATATCATTATCAATATCATATTCTTTATCTTTATCATTATCTATATCATTATCAAGGTTTTTTGGGTTTGATTTGCTTTTTTCGGTTCTTAAATAACCCATTGGGTTTTTTGGGTTTCTTTGGGTTTTAGGTCTTCCGCCTTTGATTCCGTTTTCTCTATTTTTTTCAACGATTTTTAAATATTCTTCATAGTTTTTATCAAGTTGTTGTTTGATTACAAGGAAATAACAACCTACCTTTGTTGATAAGTGTGTTGGTTTAACCCGTGTTTTTTCATATTCAAAGATAGCTAATAAAAGTTCTTTGGCTTCTTCACCGGTTAAATCTTCAAAATATTCTTTATAGCTTTGGTATAAAATAAAACCGTTTCTCATTATTTCTTTCCTATAAACTGATATTGTGCTACTCTGCTTGTGCCGAATCTTGTAGGAACATCTATCATTTTTGTTACGATGTTGTAATGTTTGCGAAGTTCAAATATAATTGCTCCAAGCCTCATACTGCCGTATTCCCTAAGTGCTTCAAGCGGGGTTATGTTTTTATGTTTTTGCAGATGTTTCAATACCATTTGTGTTTTGCTTATATTCATTCTTGAGTCTCCTCAATTTGTTTTAGTTCTGCTATTTTTGTTTCAACAAAACTTCTTGTTGAACTTAATAGTTCTGTATCGCTTTTTATTTCTTCTATTTCTTGTTCCGTTGCTATCCGATTCATTATTACGGCTTTTTTAAGAGTGTCTGTATGTCTTAAACAAGTTTGATGTGAGTGCATTAAAAATAAGTGGCAATAGTAACATAACGAAACTAAATTTTTTAAATTCCAGCGGTGTTTTGTAGAACGGGCTTTTGTAATTATCCAATGGTGAGCTTGTAAATTTTCAGTTTTACCGCACATTAAACATCTACCGTCTCTTTTACGGACAATTCTACTTGCTATTTCGTCTGCGATTTTAATTAATCTTTTTATTGTAGGTTTCTTTTTTTTCTTAATCATAAATACTCCCGTTAAGTGGTGGCGGAATAAATACTCCTAAATGAGTGGCATAACAAATAACATTGTCAATAAACTCTTTCATTTGTTCCATTGTTGCCCCGCTTTTTGATTTAGGTATTCTTACCATTTCACCGTCAATAATAACTTCCGAATAAAAAAATTTTCTATTTAAAATTTCGTTGACATCAGATTTGGATAATTTTGTTCCGGCTTGACCTATTTCGTTGAAGAAATCTCTTAATGCAGGCACGATAACAGACCAATAATATCCTAATTGATTACGGCTTTTTGACCGCATACTTGCCGCAGTAACCTTTACTATTTTTGTTTTATTTAAAACAAAAAAGATTTCTTTAAAACATTGATTTAGGTCGTCTTGATTTCTGATTATCCATTCTTTTGACATTTGTTTCCTCTTAAAAAGGGATTTCTTCGTCTTCTACTTCTACTTGTATATCTTCAGCTTGTCCTTCTGTTGCTGGTATTTGTTCCGGTTCTGTTTGTGCTTGTCCGGTTGCTTTGCCTACTTCCTGAGGTTGTGCTTTTTTCGGAAGGCTAAAAGCCAACGATAAATAATTCTTTTTGTCCGGGTCGTTTGGTTCTTTTACCCAACAAGAAACATAATATACTTGACCTGCGATTGTTACTTTACCCATATAGTCAGGTTGATTTTCCTGAGTTTTTCTATCGTTTAAAAACATTGCTCCACTGTTATCTTTTTGTTTATAATTTGCCATTTTTAATTACTCCTTTGATGTTATTCTTACCGACGATTTTACATTACTGATTTTTTTATAAAATGCTGCGATTTCCGGCTTTTCTTTTTTAAGTTTTGCGGTGTCAATTGATTCCCTTACGGTCGGTGCGATGTAAGAGATTGTTATATTGCCGAGTTTAATTTGCTTTATTTGCCTTGCTTCCATTTCCTGTAAGATTAAATCTTTATAACCTTTGATTGTGAGTTCTGCTCTTTCTATATCTAAAACAGCATTTTCAAGTTCGGCAATAGCTTGTTCGTTGAGACATTGCAATTCTGCTTTCGGTTTTGATTCGCCTGCGAAGTAGGCTCTTACAATGTTTTCGCACTCTTCGTCTGATAATAATTCTATGGGTAGTATTTGCGGTTTTTCGGGGCTTTTTTCAGGCGGGAGATGTATTACTTCACTACCGGCAACTTTAACATCCATTTGCCTAAGCATAAAAGCATATAAAGACATCTGTATTTGGACATATTCTTTATCTAAAGAATAGTTGCTTTTAATATCTCTTAATAAACAGGTAACCGAATCAAATAAATCATATTTACCCGCAAAAGAACCGTATTCAGTGGCTCCGCATAGTATTTGTTCGCTGTGTGTTGCACTTACCGGATGTTTTTTTAATAACTTTTTGAAACATTGAAATTCATAAGTCGGTTTTTTAGGTGATACTTTTTGTAACAAATAATTTTCTATTTCTTCGTGAACTTTATTGCCCTTTTCTTGTGCTTTTTTTAATACTTCAGGGTCAATTCCTACAAACTTATTGCCTAACCAATTACGGACAATTTCAGAAACGGAAGGGATAATATTTCCGTTTTCGTCCGTGTATGTGTGAGTTTCTTCATCAAATATTAAATTCATTTTTGCTCCTTTTATTTTTTTGTTATTGTTTCAGGTTCTTTCTTTTCTTCTCTTAAAATAACGGCTTGCATAAAAAAGGTTCTGCCTTCGTTTTTGGATATATCTATATCGTCAAGGCTTACTCTATATCCGTTTGCAATTGAAAGAGATACCATTTTGTCTAATGCCGCTTTTTGTTTCATAAAATCAGTGGAGTTATTAGCTCCAGCATATAAAGATAATTTTGTTTCCGTATTACTGATTGATAATTTAACTCCGTCTATGAGCATATCCGTTAATTTTTCTTTAAATTCTTGATTTGTCATTTTATTTAGTTCCTCCTTTTATAACTTCTTTTGGTTGATTTTTTAGTTCTTGTGCTTCTTTTGCTTTTTCTTCCGGTGTTTTTTTGAATTTACCGTATTTCTCAATGATTGTCTTCGCTTGTGCATAAGTCAGTTGTTCAAGCGGTGTTTTTGTTTTGATTTTGAGACCTTGTAATACGGCTAATTGTGCCGGTGTTATCATTGATACTGTTGCTTTTTTTGGTGCGGTTGTTGTTGTAACCTTCCCGGATGTTGAAAACACTACATTTTTTTTACTGTCAATAATTTCCAAACTTTCAATAATATGTTTATCATTGATTTTGATTTTGGAAACTTGGAACCTTTCCGTAACCGTATATTTACCGTTTGCAGGTTTAATATATTCTTTGGCAAAGCTAATAATAAACGGTGCGGTGTATAATTCTCTCCCGATACCCCAATTGAAGCAAGCTCTTTTGAAACTGTCCGAAGCAAGCCCCTTTTTTTTTTCGGTGTTACTTTCTGTGCCGGTGTCTTCTTTGCTTATCCATTGATTTTTATCCTTATCCCAAATTGACACAATACAGTTTGCATTATCTCTTGTATGTTGCCTTTGCCAGCCTGTTGCTCCGACTGTTTCGTCTAAAATATTCATATCGCAACGGGCATCTTTATAAAGTAAAAGAGTGAAAAATTTTTCTTTTACCATTGCAACCCTGACATCTATTTCATCCGCTTGTAAAACTCTAAAATTTAGTTGCACGGAAACCTCCTTAATCCTGAAAGCCGTTATAATCCGGCATACTTTCATAAATATTAATTTGTTCTTGTTGATAGCGATTTTCTTTGATTAGCACGATGTTTAATGTTACCGATAGCATAAAAGCGAAAATGAAAGATAAAATAAAAATACCTTTTAATTCTGCTTTTCTTCTCTTGGAAAGATAAACATCTTCCCTTACTAATTTGCCTGTTTTGCGGTCTAAAATCCATTTTGTCTTAGAGATGTTAGGCACTTTGCACCTCCTGTTTATAGCCCCATTGTTCACGGGGTTTGTTTAGGTTGTGCAAAAACTGTTTGACAGTTGCTACCCTGAAAATGTAATGATGTGAAATGTAGTTTTTGTAGGGTAGTCCGTTTGCGAGCCACTTCCTGAATGTAGATTTTGACGGTCTTATACCGCCGTTGATTTCTTGAGCGAGTGTTAAAACTCCCTCAGAACTGCAGAGTTCTTCACCGTCATAAGTCCAGAACTCTTTTTGTTTCTGTTTCATAGTCCGCCTCCTGTTTTTATTTTTAAAACACTTTAAAAGTGTTTAAAAAGTTGCGAAATTAACTAAAATAAGTTAAACTATGCTGTAGAACAAAGAAGGCGGTTCTTTGGATTGTTGTTTGACTTTGGATAAAGAAGCAACAAAAAAACTACAGCATAGTTTGCAAGTGCTTGCGACACTTGTTTTATTTACTTTTAAAATTTTAAAGATTTTTAACATCTTCTTTATCCTTTCTTTTCGCCTTTTTTGTTTTTACAAAGTTATTTTATTAACTAAATTAACTTTCTTAACTATCAATGTGGTTATTTTAGTTTATTTAAAAATTTTTGTCAAGTGGTTTTTTACCGTCGGAGAAAAAACAAAATGCAAAATGATTTTACAATTCAATTATTAACTTTGTTACAAAAAAAGAAGTTAAATCAAAAAAGATTAGCGGCTTTAATTGGAGCAAAAGAACCGCTTGTTTCTCGTTGGATAAATGGGAAATCTAAGCCGACGACAAAATCTATGGTTGCTATATGTAGTGCATTAGGGCTTCCGCCTGATTATTTTGAGGACGACAATTCAATGAATATAAATAATTCAAACATCGGGAATAACAATACAATTAATAATAGTAATAACCAAAGATTTGAACTACTTGAGGAAAAAATAAAAAGATTAGAACTTGAAATAGAATTGTTGAAGAGTAAAATAAAATGAAAATAACAAAAAAAGATATTATTATCGTCTTATTAATTTTGCTTTTGTTTTTGATTTGGGGTTGTCTTATGGAGTTATCCAATATAACAAGAGAATTGCAAGTTATTGATACTACAATAAGCAACGGATTGAATAATATTTCTTTTGCAATAAATCCGCAACGGGCTTTTTTAGGTGAAGAGTTGCACGGAGATTTAGCATATTCAGTTTCAAACCATTCAATAATAAAACAAGTAAGAAAAAATATTAAAAAAGTTGACAACAAAATGATTATAGATGAAGCAAACGAATTATTGAGAGAAATAGAAGAAGAAAAAGACCCTTTAAACTTAGGAATATAAATTGAAAAAGTTATTAATTGCATTTGTTTGTTTTGTTTTTGTCTTCTTTGGTTCAATTAAAAGCGATGTTTTTCATAAAGATAACTGTTTCTATGTCGGAAGAATAAAAAGCCAAAATTTAACGACTTTTAAAACATATAAAGAAGCAATAGACAAAGGTTATAGACCTTGTAAAGTTTGCAGACCTTCTAAATAGGCGGGAAGTATGAATAAAACTCCTTATCTTTATCTTCGTGGTCGTGTGTGGTATTGCGATTTTACTTATCGTGGCATAAGATACCGTAAAGGGCTTGATACTAACAAGTCAATAGCACTTGACAAGTTGAAGAAATGGAAAAAAGATTTAAAAAATCAAAAATATACACCAACAGAATTTAACTCTTTTGTTCGTCGGTATTTAGAATGGGGTGAGGTCAATAAGAAAAAACAAACTGTTTATAGAGATACTTTAGCACTTAAATATTTAACAGACTTTAAAAAGATTAAAAATATAACAGATATTACACCGTTTGTCTTGGACGAGCTGAAGGCTTATTTAATAAGAAACGGGAAAAATGCACAAAATATTAATAGAGTATTGACCGCCTTAAAAGCAATGATGAGACGAGCTGAAGAATGGGAAGTTGTAGAACCTAAAAAATGGACAGTTTGCAAACAAATAAAAGTTCCAAAAGGTAGAGTTCAATTTTATTCTCGTGAAGAAGTAAAAGAATTATTAAAAGTTGCTCCTGATAATTGGAAATTGATTATTTGGCTTGGGGTGTGTTCGGGTTTAAGAAGAGGTGAAATTGTTAATTTGCAATGGAACGATATTGATTTTGGTCGTAGAATAATAACTATTCAACCTAAAAAAAATTGGTGTCCTAAAGATTTTGAATGTAGAGATATTCCGATAGTTAAAGAATTGTTTGAGGTATTAAAAAAAGCATTTAAAAACGACCGCAACGATTATGTTGTTAAGACAGAATATAATAAGCCTTTTACTTTGGATGGATGTAGTAGAGGTTTTATTGATAATATTGTAAAAAAAGCTAAATTAAAAGGTTCTATGCATACCCTACGGCATACTTTCGCTTCTTGGCTGGTTCAAAATGGTGTTGATTTATATACTGTATCAAAGCTTTTGGGGCATAGTTCTATAAAGTCAACTGAAATTTATGCTCATTTGTCGCCTAATACTTTTTTGTCTGCAATGCAAAAATTACCTGAAGTTAATAATAAACTTTAATGTATTGTAAAGTATTTTTTTGTGTGGGGTTTTGTGTGAGGTTTTGTGGCTTGTTTCAGTTTTTAAGAGTTTTTTAAAGTTCTTTGATTTTTATTTTTGTCGTCAACAACTTGTTAAAATATCAAAAATTTTAAAATAGGCGGTGTTATATATAACAGTCCCGCCCTCGGCAGGTTTTATCCTCGTGTTGTGGGGATTTTTGTGGGGACTTTTAATAGTAAAACATAAAAAAAGGCTGTGAGAAATACATACTCACAGCCCTTTTATTTTGGGTTCATTACATATCATATTCAATTACTATATAATCAATATCACCGTTTTTTAATAGCTCGTATTCTTTTTGATAACCTTGTAAAAATTCTGCTATTTCTTCTTTTTCGCTTGCAAGTTCTAAATCAACATATATTTGGTATGGTGCAACATCTGAAGCATAATCATTAATAAAATCTATATCGCCCGTTAATACTGTTACTATCCTTGTTATTTCTACTCCGTTTTTTCTTTCCATTGTTTTTATCTCCTTTCAAATAAATGTTTAAATAAATTTGAACAATCTATATAAATATACTCTTGTTCGTTTATTTCCCTGACACAATTCCAATGATATGAAGCCCTATCTAATCCGTTCCAAAACTTTTCAAACCCTAATAATTTAAAAGCTTCTTCGCAACTGATTTTTTTATCTGTTATTTCGTTTGTTTTGTTATAATAAAATTTTGCGACTTTTCTTCCTTCAAAAACTTGCGGGATGTCTTCCGGTCTTTCTCCGAGTTTTAATAAATAATTTACAATTTTTTGTTTTTCTTCTTTTGTTATTTTCATTGTTTTAAAACCTCCTTTAAAAATTTTCGTCCGGGTCGGCGGTGTATATGCTTTCATAATCCATAATTTCCGCTCTTAATTCCGCTATTTGGAACCTTTGATTAAATACCTGAATTAATAACATCATACAAATTAAAACTAAAATTATTGTTGTTTTCTTCATTTGTTTAAATCCTCTTTTTTATTTGGGCGGTGTATTTCAACCGCCCTGAATATTTTTTATTGTGCTAATTTTGCTTTTATTGTTTTTACTGCCCATTCTCCATTGCTGTTTAATTGTCTTTGCCAAGCCTTATTGTATGGAGACCACCTGAAGCCGTAAGATTTCAACATTTTTCTTGTTTCTTCGTTCGGGATGTCGTCAAATAATATTTGTATTCTGTTTATTTCTGTATTTCTGTTAATTGTGAAGCCGTTTCCTTGTTCTTCTGCGGGCTTTGTCGGTGCGATTGTGTTTTTGTATATACTTATTACCCTATCAATTATTCTTCTTTTTTCTGCACTTGCATACATTCCTTTTACATTTTCATATTTGTTTTTAAGTTCTAAAATTGCATTTTTATTATCTGAGCTTATACCGTTACTGCCGAATTTATCGGCTTTGTGTTGGTAATATTCGGCTTTTTTGCTTAATTCAATGCTTTTCTCAAAACCGTTTGAAATTCTTTCCCTTGTTGCCCTGTCTCTTCTTTCGCTATAATGCCCAACTAAAATAGGCTGACCGAATGGGATATATGAAGCCATTTCCCTACTTTGATTATAACGGCTTTGGCTTTCGGCTTTGTTTTTGTCTGCAAGTTCTTGATATCTTTCCTTTTTTGCTTCTACTCTTTCTTGATATGGGTTGTTGTCAACTTCTTCAAAGTTTGTCATTATTGCTTCCGCAAATTCTTTTCTTGCTTTTGTCAATTCTCTTTTTGCTTTTTCTTCTTCAATACAAGCCAATAAATAGGCTTTTTTTTGTTCTACTGTTGCTTCTGAAACATTGTTTTCATTTCTTTGTTTTTGTGCTTCTTTCATTCTTTTCAAAATTCCTTCATACTTTGCTTTTGCTTCTTCAAGGTTTAATTTTTCCATTTTTCCGCCCTCCGTTTTTATTGTTTTTATACTTTTACTTTTGCTTGTGCTTTTACTATAACATATAAAATGTTTTTTGTCAAGTGTTTTATTTTTACAAACTTATAAAAACATATAAAAAACAGCATTTTTTAAAAAATCTGTATTATACTTGTTACGACGATAAAAAATTAAAAATATAATACAAATTGTGAAATTTTTGTAAAATTATAAAAACAAGTAAAATAATAAGTAAAAAAATAAGTATTGACAAAGTAAAAAAATAAGATTATAATAAAAAAGGATGTAAAAAAAGGGAGGCGGTGAAAAATGAAAAAAGAAGAATTTAAAAAACTTTACAATGAAAAAACTAATCAAGAATTAGCCGATTATTTAGGAGTTAGCAAACAAACAATAATCAACTATGCTAAAAGGTTAGGAATTAAACAAAAAGGCAAAGGAAACAGACAAAAAAAAGCAAAAATAATAATTGATTAATAGCTTAGTCAGGGAAAGCGGTGTTTGTTGTTTGTCGTCCTTTAAAAGCATATTTCAAAGGTATATTATCATTAAAGAAAAATAATTATTGCCTAAAATCTCAAATATAGAAGCTAAAATCAAAAATAATAGTATATAATTTTAAAAAATAGGCGGTGTTTAAAGCTATGAACCTATTTTCTCACCAATATCATAACATATAACATCTATTACATTTCATTCTTTTTCGTTTCTTTCACAAATAAACATAAAAAATCATTTAAAAATCAATTTAAAATTAAAAAAAATAAATTTAAAAAACCTATTTTTTAAGTTGGTTTTTGTTTGTTTGTATATAAAAGGAAGCATTTTCCCGTTAAAATTTAAAAATCTTTAAAAGTTCTTTTATTTAAAAATGATATTATTTCCGGTGTAAAAGTATATTTTTTTAATATTTCAATGTTTAAATAGTTCCGGATATGTTTTTATATTTAAAATAAAAAAGATGTAAAAAACAGTGTTTCCGTAAGTATAAATAATATATTTTAAAGAATTTCCCCACAAAGTTCCCACAAAACAAAGTCAAAAACAAATAAAAACAACTGTAAAATCAATGTAAAACAAATAAGGTATTAACTGCCCTATAAAAGCATTTAATATAAAAAATGGCTTGTTTCCTGCCTTCCTGAGTGTTTCCCGGTGTGTTTGTTTGCTTTGTTTCCGGATGTTTAAAAATAGGAAAAAATGACTGTTTGGAAATGTTCGGAAAGGGTGGGGAGGGGGAGCCAAAACGAGAAATAAAAGAGTTTTAAAAAGCTCTTCAAAAATTTTTTTTATTTTTCCAAAGCCGTTTTTTCCAACCAAGAAGAATCAAAAGAAAGAAGTTATTTCCAAAAAGGAAATAGGTTGTAAATTATCTTTCCGAAAAGACAGAAATTCAAAAACGATTCTGAAAAAAATTTTTTAAAAAAATCCGTAAAGCGAAATTTAGGTGCAAAGGATTTATTGACTACTTGAGACAATAATTTAAAATTTTAATTGTTGAAAGAGGTAAATGCGAGAGAAACAAGAATGAAAACAAAGAAGAAGAATGATTTAAAAGAGACTGAGAAGGTAGTAAAGAAGTTACCGTCTTCCGCTTTTGCGAAAGGGAATCAATTAGCGAAAGGACTTTATAAGATTCGTGAGTATGCAAAGGCAGTAAAGTTAATAGCTGAAGGAATGACAGTAACAGAAGCTGTAAAAGAGGCGGGACTACATATCAACTCTTTTTACAATATAAAAAATTCGGACCCGAGACTTGCGAAAGTTTATTATGAGGTATTGAAGAGAAGGAGCGATTTAGATTTTGAGAATATAAGAAAAGAGATAATGAATTGTGATAAAGACACAGCATTTGCCGCAAAGATAAAACTTGAATTTTTGAGGTGGGAAGCTGCTAAGTTGAACCCTGAAATATTTGCTGATAAACCTGAAAGACCGCCTGTAAGTTTAGAAATAAACATAGGTGGCGAAGTAATAAAAATAAACGATAAAGGAAAGAGTAAATGAAAGTAAAAACATTAAATGCAAAGCCGGTAAACAAAACAATGGTAATGAAAGTAAACGAATATCTTTCAAGATTGTTTAAAGGATTGAAAGTAAGCGAAGGCAAATTAGATAAGCACAATGTTTTTTTTACTGATTACAGGGTAAGGCAAGGAAGAAGAATCGGGGCGAGCAGAAAGCAGTTATTAAGAAACAAGATGTTATTAGCAAAAATATTTTAAAGAGGATAGAAAATGATTTGTAAAGATTGCGGGAAAGAGTTTGAACTTACTGAAAGAGAAGTTAAATGGTTTGAACAGAAAGGGTTACAGGCTCCGAAAAGATGTAAAGAGTGCCGCATAATGAGAAAAGAAGAAAAAGAGAATCAATTAAGGCGGAAATAATGAGTGATATAACGGAAGAACAATTAGACGAAATAATAGATAGTGAAGAAAAGAAGAAAGACGAAGAGAAACAGAGTTTAGTTGATTTAGAAAATGTTTTAAACAGTGATAGCGGGCTGAGATTTATAGCAAAATTGATATTTGAAAGCTGTTTTATATTTACAAATGCTTATACAAACACAGATAAAGCAACGAATTTTAATTTAGGCAGACAGAGTGTAGGGCAGGAACTTATAAACAAGATAAGCAGTTTAAATAAGGATTATATAAGTAAGTTGATTAATTATCAAAAGGAGAAAGAAAAATGACCACACAACAAAACGGACAACAAACAGATGTAACACCAAATAACGGAGAGCCGAATACTCCCCCTGCTGCCAATCCTGCCGAACCGAATAACCCTAATAACGGGAATCCGGATAACGGCGGAGCAGACAACGGAGCTGATAAAGGTAATAGCGGAGCAGATAAAGGCGACAAAGGAGATAAAGGCGGAGACGGCACAGATAAAGGCAATAAAAACGGTTCGGAGCCGGGAAAAGATAACGGTAAAGAGCCGAATAAACAGGACCCTGCAAAGCAGGAGCCTATTGAATATAACTTAAATGTTCCGGAAGGATTAAAAGCTGTAGAAAGCGAAGTTGCTAAATTCAAAGAGCTTGCAAAAGGTATGAATTTGAGTAATGAACAAGCCCAGAAAATGTTTGACTTTATAGGAAGTCAAATAAAGTTCTCCGGTGATAAGGCATTACAAGAGTTTAAAACTTGTCAAGAGCTTTGGACAAAGCAAACTAAAGAGCAATTTACGGAAGAACAGATTGGCAATGCTGCTTTTGTAGCTAAAAAAGTCGGCGGAGACAATTTTGTGAAACTTTTGGACGATTTAGGAATAAGTAACAACCCTTTAATTATCGGATTTTTGTCGGAAGTATCAAGACATTATATGAACGACAAGACGATAACGGGAAAACCGAGTGCAGGAGAAGTTACGGAAAAAGAAAAATTGGACATACTTTATCCAAGTATGGCAAAAAAATAAAAATTTAAGGAGGAAACGAAAATGTCTATTTTTGGAGCAGGAGTTTTAACATTAGCTGATTTGAACTCAAGATTGAAAGAAGGCAAAATGACAGCTGAAAGTGATATCGTGGAAATTTTGAATCAAAGAAACGAAGTTTTGGACGATATAATGTTTAAAGAAGGAAACCTTACTACAGGTCATAAGTTTAAAGTAAGGGCAGAGTTACCGGAACCTATTTGGAGAAAATTGTATCAAGGTATACCTAACTCTAAAAGTAAGGTTAAAACCGTTACAGAAACTTGCGGTATGCTTACTGCAAAATCTTCGGTTGATGTAGATGAGGTAAAATTGTCTGACGACCCTCAAGCATACAGAAGAAACGAAGATAAAGCATTTATTGAAGGATTCGGACAAAAGGTTGCACGTTCTCTTTTTTATGAAGACCAAAAAATTCATCCTGAAGCAATTACAGGTTTGACACCGAGATTTAATTCTTTATCCGGTGAAAAATTTGAGCAGATTATACCTGCCGGAGGAAATAGCACAGATAATGCTTCTATATGGCTTGTAGGTTGGGGTGAAAACGGAGCTTTTTGTATATTTCCTAAAGGTTCTAAAGCAGGACTTGAGCAAGAAGATTTGGGCAAACAACAAGTTGACGACGGAACAGGAGCGACATATTCTGCATATCAAACAGAGTTTAAATGGAATTTAGGGCTTGCCGTAAGAAATTATAAGAATATCGTAAGAATCGCAAATATTGATATGAGCGATTTAAAAACAGCAGGTTCTGCAAACGATACTTCGGCAAAAATTGAAAACTTGATGATAGAAGCATTAGACCAAATACAGACACCAAGCTCTGTAAAATTGGCTTTCTATATGCCTAAAAAAATCAAAACGATGTTGACAATAAGGGTATTGAATAAAGCAAATACATTTTTAAAAGTTGAAGATTATCTCAACAGACAAAATGTATTGAAATTTATGGGAGTTCCTATAAGAATTGTAGACCAATTAGTTGATACTGAATCTGTTGTTGCTTAGTGTGTGTTGTGTGTGGCAGGTGGTAGGATGTAAAAATTCTGCCACCTTGTAAGAAAAAAAATATATTACGGAGGATAAATAAAATGATAATGGATAAAAACTTAATGTTTTCTGAAGAACAAGATATAAAAGCTATAAGCGGTTCTTCTTCTGCAGTTGCTTCAACAAATACTGCGGTTGTCGGTCCTGCAGATTTCGGGTATAAAGGAATGTTTTTGGTAGTAAAGGCAAAAGAAGATATTGCCGCAGCAAAAACAAACGGTAATTTGAAAATAAAAGTTGAGGCTTGTGATAACAGTGCTTTTTCTGCAAATGTTGCAACAATTGCAGAATATACTGTAAGTATGAATGCTGCAAAAGTAAAAGGAACTGATTTGGCAAAGTTTTTACTGAGAGATTGTCAAGGTTTGAAATATGTCAGAGTTACATATACCGGAGACGGAACTTATGTAAGAGCTGATTCACAAAGCACAATGAAAGTTGATGCCTTTATGGTTGTAGATTTACCTACTGAATAAAAATTTTAATTAGGTATGAGAGGGACTTTTGTCAGAATAAGTCTCTCTTATACCTGCTAAAAGGAGATAATAAATGCTTTATATAACAAAAAAAGATTGTTTCCATAACGGAAGATATTACTACAAAGGTGATAAGGTTGAATGCGATTGTAAGTTTTGCAAAGAAGGTAAAGTAAGTTATTTTGAACCGATTAAATCGCCTGATAAAAAAGAAGCACCTAAAGAAAAAAAGATAAAACAAGAAGTAAAAAACGAAAAAGTTAAACCTGAAGAAGTAAAGGCAGAAGAGACTCCTGTAGAAAATGTTTCACAAGAAACAATTTCCGACGAGAAAGAAGAACTTATAGAAAAAGAAAAAATGATAGCCGAACAGAACAAAGAACAAGTAAAACAAAAAGCGAAAGGCAAACAGAAAATTATAATAACCGACTAAAAATAAGTAGGTGGTATATGGAAAAAAAAGAGAAACCGAAAAAGAAATATTTTTATCCATATAAAAGAAAGACCACTCGTGTAAGATATGACGAATGTCCTGATATACAGGAACAATTTAAACCGTATCTTGAAGCGGCTGACACTTGCCAAACAATAAAAGTTGATATTCCTTATACTGCAAGGGCGGTGCAAGCCGATATAAAAAAACATCTACTTGAACATAGATTTTGTGTTTTGGTTGCACACAGACAAATGGGTAAATCCGTTTGTTTGGTTAATTATATGATAAGCGAAGCATTTAAAACGAAATACCAAAATGCGAGATATTTTTATGTAGCACCGTTTTTAAAACAAGCCAAAATGATTGCTTGGGATAACTTTAAATTCTTTTTAAAAGATGTTCCGGGTGTAAAAATAAACGAATCCGAACTTACAATCCTATTACCTAACGGCTCAAAGATATTTTTGATTGGGTCCGATAATCCCGATTCTATGAGGGGTTCTTATGCAAATGGTGTTGTCCTTGACGAATATGCTATGGGAAAAGATATTTTTGACGAGATTGTCCGACCGATGTTACTTAATACAAACGGTTGGGTAGTGATACCGTCAACTCCTAAAGGGCAAAACCATTTTTATAAGTTATGGCTTAAAAGTCAGTCGGGATTAAAAGATTGGTGGGGCGGTATGTATACCGCAAGAACAAGCGGAGTTATTTCGGAGGAGGAACTTAAAAGCATTGAAGAACAAAGCACAAAGAATATGTTTAGACAGGAATACCTTTGTGATTTTATGGCTTCAAGCGACGATATTTTAATTAAGTTGGATGAAGTATATGTTGCACAACAAAGACAATACAGACTTGAAGAGATTGCTCACAGTGCCGTTATTATAGGTGTAGATTGTGCAAGATTCGGTAACGACAGGACAGTAATATCTGTAAGAAAAGGGTTACAGGCTTTTCCTTGCAGATATTATCAAGGATTAAAAACGGAAGAGATAACAGACAGAGTTATAGAAGTTATAAAAGATTTCGGATATGACGGAATATGTATAGACCAAGCATTCGGGTCAGGTGTAATAGATAGACTTAGAGAGTTTGGATATAGCAATGTTTACGAAGTTAATTTTAATATGGCTTCCGGAGACGACCATTATAAAAATAAAAGAAGTGAAATGTGGGGCAAAATGGCTGAATGGATAAGAAAAGAAGGAGCAATACCTAACGACAGTGATTTAACAGAAGAGTTGACAGCGGTTCATTACGGGTTTAGCGGAGTGGACCAAATAAAACTTGAAGGAAAAGATGTTGTTAAAAAAAGATTAGGTAAAAGCCCTGATGTTGCAGACAGTTTAGCTTTAACATTTGCTTTTGATATACGGAAAAGAGACAGTTTGGAACAAGGCGAAAATGAATTTGCCGACAATAATTATGATTATTTAGCAGTGTAACCGTCCAAAACGGTTTAATGGAGGAGAAATGTTTACATCACTTGCATTAGGAGCATTGGTAAGTTTAGCTACCGGTATATACGGTAAATATACAGCCGATAAACAAGCCGGTGAAATGAGAGATATAGCAAAAGAAGAAGCAAAACAGAAGGAAGAATTGTTAAAAGCACAAGGACCGAAGCCGACTGAGAGCAACGAAACATATACAGGGTTACTCGGTAAAAGGGGCGAGATGTTTAAAAGAGGATTGATGTCAACAATAAAGACTTCAAATTTCGGTTTATTAGATACACAAACAGCAGGAAAAACTAAATTGGGGATGTAATTATGAGAGTAGATACAGCAAAAACAGTTTATAGAGATATTGAAAAAAACAAAGAAAATTTTAAAAGCCATTGGGAAGATTTATCTCAATTTATGGCACCGACAAGAGGTGTTTTTGATAAAGACAAAGATTCTTCCAACGACAGAAAAAAGACAAATTATAAAAAACTTATAAACAACACGGTATTTCTTGCTATAGATACATTAGCGGCAGGTATGCTTAACGGACTAACTTCGCCAAGTAGAGAATGGTTTAAACTTACAACGGCTTTAAGTGAAAATTTAGAAGTTGCACAGTGGGCTAATGAAATAAAAAAGAAAATGGAACATATTTTTCAGAGGTCCAACTTTTATAATACTTTACACAATATTTATCAGGAATTAGAAGTTTTCGGAACAGGTTGTTTTATAATAGACCACGATTTTAAAAATGTTATTAACTGCACACAATTTACAATAAACGAATATTCTATAGCTTACGATACCAAAGGCAGACCTAACATTTTCGGCAGGGAATTTATGATGACCGCTCAACAAATGGTTGAAGATTTCGGGTATGAAAATGTAAGCGATAGTGTAAGAAACAATTACGATAATCAAAAATATTCTACTCCCTATAAGGTTTATCATTTAATTTGCGAAAACAAAAACAGAGACAAAAGTAAAAAGGATAATAAAAACTTTAAATATAAAAGTGTTTATTGGCAGAAAGGAGAAGATAAGTTTTTAAAAGAAAGCGGATATAATTATTTCCCCGTTGTTGCTCCGAGATATGCCGTAAACAGTTCCTGCGATACTTACGGATATGGTATAGGAGACAAAGTTTTAGGCGACTTAAGACAGTTACAAAAAATGGAACAGGTAAAACTGATAGGATTACAAAAAACGGTTGAACCTCCGCTTGCCGTATCAAGTGCCGTGCAAGGTAAAATAAATGTTGCACCGAACGGAATAACAAGATTTTCAGGACAGACAGACAGTGCAATATATTCTTTATATAAAGGGCAAATAGATTTACAGTCAATATCTTTAGAAATTGAGAAAGTGCAAAAAAGAATACTGAATAATTTTTATTACGATGTATTTTTAATGTTGACTTCTCAAGAATATGCAAGAATGACGGCGACCGAAGTTGCAGAAAGGCACCAAGAAAAATTAATGATGTTGGGACCTGTATTGCAGAGATTAAACAGTGAACTGCTTGACCCTGCGATAGAGATAACTTTTAACATTATGCTTGAAAACGGACTTATACCGGAACCGCCTGAAATATTAGACGGCGAGGCTTTGAATGTAGAGTATGTTTCTATAATTGCACAAGCTCAAAAAGCACAAGGTATGAGTGAACTGAATCAAATTATTGCTTTTGTAGGACAAGTTGCACAGGTTAGCCCTGAAACTTTAGATACTATTGATTTTGACGAAGCCGTATATACTGCCGTTGACAAGATAGGAGCAGACCCGAAGATTATGAGAAGTAAACAGCAGGTAGAAGCAATAAGGCAACAAAGAGCTTTACAACAACAAAAGCAACAAGAACTTGCAAATGCTAATGCGGAAGCTGACACAATGGAAAAATTGAGTAAAGCAAATATGAGTGAAGAAAATGCTTTAACGGCTATTACCGAAGGTATGCAATAAAGATTGTATAAGATTAATGAGCTTAATTATAAGTTTTTCAAGCTGTTTAAGTAAATAGTTTAAAAGATAGTAACGAGGCTGATTAGGAAATATTTTTAAATTATAGATTATAACAAAGAAAAATAAAAGAGGTTGTTTATGTTAGAAATAATAAATACATCTTTAAATTATTTAGGTGAAGATAGTATTACTTCCGTAGACGAAAAAAACGATAAGGCAAGGAAAGCAAAACAATTCTATGACATTTCAAGAAAAGAATTGTTAAGGAAACAAGATTGGGGTTTTGCTCAGGAAGAAGTTAAATTGAACAAATTGCCTAAAGAAAATTATTTAGAAAGAAGATTCGTTTATGCTTATCCGGAAAATGCTTTGTTTATAAAAAAGATTTTTAATGACGAGTGTATAAGATTAAGAAGAAATTTTGAATATAGGGTTGCTTTTTTTAATTCTCAAAAAGTTATTTGCACGAATGAAACGGAAGCCAAAGCGATTATTACAAAAGATATACAAGATACAACTTTGTTTGATGTTACTTTTAAAGAAGCACTTGCTTATTTGTTGGCAAGTAAATTAGCAATGGCTTTAACCGGAAATACGGAAATGTTTAAGATAACTTTAGCACAATATCAAGCTGCATTAGACGGGGCAACACTTGTAAACAAACAGGAGGAGCCGACTATTGCAAAGTTTGAAAGTGATTTTATCAAGGTTAGGTAGGTTAATTATGGCACTAATAAAAGATATGAAAGGAAGTTTTGTAGGCGGTAAAATAAGCCGCAGTTTACAAAACAGGATAGATTTACAAAAATTTAATACTTGGCTTAAAGAAGCGAAAAATACTTTTATTAAACCGGAAGGAAGCATATCAAACAGACCCGGAACAGTATTTATAGGAGTTGCAAAAACCGTTTCTTACAGATTAACCATAAATGTTAATGTTCCCGCAACGATAATTATTAACGGAGAAACTTTTACAGGAACTTCAGCAACAATAGATTTGCCTATAGATAATACAAGTTATGAATATTCTGTAAGTGCTGAAGGTTACGGAGTTAAAATCGGTAGCGGAACGATTACACAAAATACAACAATAGATGTTGAACTTGAAGAAAGTGTTACACAATATACTTTTACAATAACAAACGAACAGGGAGCAACAATAAGTATAAAAGCGGGCAGCGAAACACCTGTAACAGGAACAGGAGAAGTAAGTGTAACGGCAGTAGAAGGCACTACAATTGAATGGAGTGTAACAAAAGAAGGTTACAATACACAAAGTGATACTATCCTTTTAAGTGAGGACAAAGATTTAGAGGTAACTCTTGTAGCTGATAAAACAATTACAATAACAGCTTATCCGAGCAATGCAAATATAACATTAGTAATAAACGGAACAGATACTTATACAGGACAATCTTCAGTATCTGCTATTGTTCAAAGCGGAGATACTTATACATATACCGTTTCTTTAAACGATTATTCTACAGATACAGGGGACGGAACGATAGGCAATGATAATGTTAGTATATCTGTAACATTACAACAAACAAGTGCTTCAGTAGCTAATGTTTCAACGGAAAATTTAACAGATTCCGTTACAAGTTTGTTCAGATATAACATAAACAAAAACGGACAGTATAGTATTGATATAAAAGGTGAATCCGGAATATTATACGAAAACGGAAACTCTTATTATGGTAACAATAATGATTATATTTGGACAGGAAAAGGCGGAGTGGCAGTAGGAACAATAAGTTTAACAGCAGGACAAGTTGTAGAAATAAAAGCCATAAAAGGCGGATTTGAAAGCTTTTTATATCAAGGAATACAAACAACATATAACGGCGGTTGCGGTATAGGAGTTTGGATTGACGATGTTTTAGTATTAGTTGTTGGTGGCGGTGCGGTTGAAGATAGCGATTATTACAGATATGGTTACACAATAGGCGGTGGTGGTTATAATGGTGGAATATCAAAATTGTCAATAAGTCCAAACCCGAGACAAGAGGAATATTGCGGTTGTAGTTACGACGGAACACGAGGGAATAATCAAACAGAAAATGCTGGAAGCGGTGGTAAAACATCTTATAATGCTTATGGTGGTAGCGGATATGTTAAGAGTGAATATAGTTCAAGCTTTACTCTTACAAGAAATACTAATCAGGCAAAGGCTTCTGCAAGTATAACATTTGTGGCTTAATGGAGAAGATATGAAGTTAATACCTTTTGAATTTAATAATCAACAAACATATATTTTAGAGTTTGGAAACCTTTATGTAAGAATAAGAAGACACGACAATGCAAAAATTGATACTGTAAATAATTGTTCTTATATAGAAGTTGAAACTCCGTATACTGATAAAGATGTTGATAATATTGATTTTGTGCAGAAAGGAGATGTTTTATTTTTAGTTGACGGTAATCATAGACCGAAACAACTTGAAAGACATTCTGAGAGCGATTGGCAATTAAACAATTATGAATATATTAACGGACCTTTTAAAGAACAAGATAATAGTATTAAAGGATATTTTGATTATAGTAACGGAGATTATTTAGTTAAAAGTTCCGGATATAATTTTAAACAATCTGATATAGGAAAGATTTTTAATATAGAAACCTTTTTTAAAGCACAAACTTTATTTAGTGGTAGTGTTGGAACAGGAGAACATACAAGTTCGGTTATTTTGTCAGGTTCTTCTTGGAGTTTTTATACTTCGGGAACTTGGGCAGGAACAGTTAAAATACAAATAAGTAATGACAATGTGCATTGGAGAGATTATAAAACTATAAGTTCTACCGTTGCAAATAATACAGGTTCTTATAATGCAAGTTTAACGGGAGAATTTGATGATATAGTTTTTGTGCGAATAGTATCAAATTTAACTACTGACAATTCTTTTCAATATACTTTTCAAAGTTTAGGTTTTTATGAAAATGTATCGTTTGAAATTTTATCGCTTGTAGCTTCTACAACAGCAAAAATAAAATTACAAGAATTTGAGAGTGATTCAGTTGTTACTTTTGCTAACAATTATACATCTTCTGCAAATGCGGAACCTTTACAGGCGAGTGCTTGGGAAGACGGAGCATACCCGAAACATATAACATTTTATCAGGATAGGTTGGTTTTTGCAAATACTAAAAATTATCCGTTTACTATTTGGGCTTCGGAAACATCCGATTATTATTCTTTTAAAATTCATAGTGAGTTATTGGACAGTGATTCTATTCAAACAAATGTAGTAGGAGACGGATTAAATGAAATTACGGCACTTGTAAGTTTAATGAGTTTAATAGCTTTTACCGAAAACGGAGTGTTTAGAACCGGTATAGACGAATGGAATGCGACGGGTAACTTCGCTTTAACAAAACAATCCAAAGGCGGAGCTTGTGCTGTAAGACCGGTAACAATAGATAATTCGTGTATATATGTAAGACCGACTAAAGATAACATAAGAGATTTTTATTATCAGTATCAAATAGACTCTTATGCAGGTGAACAACTTGATATATTGGCAAGAGATTTATTTGACAATAAAAAAATAAAACAGTTGGCTTATCAGGAGCAGGACAAAACTATTTGGGTATTATTTGAAGACGGTTCGTTATGTTATTGCTGTTATATGAAAGAACAAGAGGTTTTAGGTTGGAATGAATTTGAAACCGACGGAAAAGTAGTAAGTATAGCAACGATAATGAGTGATTTTAATGATACTTTATATTTGGCAATTGAAAGGAACGACGAAATTTTTATTGAAAAATTAGATAAGAGATTTAATTCAAAAAATATTCAAGACCAAATATTTTTAGATAGTGCCGTTGTTTATACAAATGGCGGACAATATTTTAGTGTTATTACAGGTTTAGACCATTTAACAGACAAAATCGTAACTGTATTAGCTGACGGATTTGTTATAGAAAAGAAAAAAGTTGTCAACGGAGAAATAGTGCTTGATAATTTAATAAAGAAAGCAATTGTAGGGTTATCGTATCAAACAATAGTAGAAACACTTGATATAAATTTTGCAGGACAAGGACAAGATACAAAAGCACAAAAGAGAAGACTTATAAAAGCGGATTTAGAATTTATAGACAGTTGTGATGTAGAGTGCGGAACAAGTAACGGAAAAATTGACGAGATAATATTTAGAGAAGATGAACCGTTAGGACAGGCGGTAGGATTAAAGACGGAATGTAAGAGTATAAATTTTACTTCCAATTCCGCAAAGAAAACACATATTGTAATAAGACAGAATAAACCGTTACCGTTTACGGTAGCAAATATAAGTTGCAGTTTATCAATAGGAGATAAATAAAATGGCTAATGTAGCGATAACGAACAATCACAAAAAGGCTTTAAGTTTAGGCGGAGCTTTGTCTGTTATAGGCGGAGGAATAAATACAGGTTCTATAGTAGGACAAGGTTATGCAACAGGCAATTATTATGACGGAGTTGCAAGACATTATATATTGCAGCAAGAATTGAATAAACAAATAACGGCAAACCAAATAAATTATGATTCGCAGAGTGCGGCTTATAGAATAAGGTCGGTAATGAACAGAGGCGAACAGTTATTTGCAAAACAAAAGACAGGACTTGCAAGAGCAGGAGATTCTACAGGAAATACAGCCCGTGCAATTATTAAAGACAGTGCAAGAAAGCAAGCCGAAGATATTGCAATGATTCAATATCAAAACGAGTTATCCGCTTTTGAAAGAAACAGACAAATGATGTTGGAAAATATATCGCTTGAAGCTGAAAGTAAAATGGCAAAAGTTGCCGGAAACAATGCGAGAACGAGCGGACTTATTAACGGAATAGCAAGTTTTTTACAGACTGCCGGAAGTGTGGCGGGATATTGGTATTCAAAATAAAATGAGAGGTTATTAAATGGCAAGAATAGAAATACCGAGATACAACAGACAAGTAGAAACGATACAACAAAAAACAGCAACTACACAGGTAACACAACCTTTAAGACAGGGTTACGGTGAAGATGTGCATAATGCTGTCGGTAATTTAGGGAAAGCGATACAGCAAATAGGACAAGAGTTTGTAAGAGTGCAAATAAATAACGATAAAAACAAATTTTTAATTGCCGAAAATAATATAAAACTATCTTTTAAAAAGAAACAATTAGAGTTGGAACAGGCTAATTCTATTGAAGAATACGACAAACTTTCAAAAGATTATTTAGAGAATGTTCAAAAAGATACTAAAGTATTTTTAGGAGACAGAGTAAACGGAATATACGAAGAACGATTTTTAAAACCTATGTATGAGAGTATGAAACTTGATTTAGAAATAGGCAAAACGGGATTAGCAAGAAAAATAAATTTACAGGATTTAGACCAGCTTATAGATACAAGTACAAATAATATAGTGTCGGCACTAAGCCCGGAAGAGATTTTATTGCAAAGAGATATAACAATAAATGCAATAGAAATGTCTCCGCAAGATATGGTTACAAAAGAAAAGTTGATAAATAAAGCGAATAAGAAAGCCGATGTTGCACAGGCTTATAGAATGGCAGAACTTGACCCGAAAAATGCCGTTGCTGATTTAATGAGTAAAGATAAATATTTAAGTTTAAGCGGAGAAGAGAAAAAGGCACTTGCACCAAAACTTGAACGGATAATAAACACAAACGAACAGACAGAGTTATATAACAGTGCAATGGACAAATACAGAGACGATGTTACTGGAAAGACAGATTTTCAGGCTGCTATAAAATATGTTTCCGGACAGAAAGATTATAACCCTAAAAATAAAAATGCAGTAATAAGTATGATTAACGGAGAGTTTACAAAAGAACTTAATTTAGCAAGAAAAGAATATAACGAACAAAAACAGATTTTATTAAATAATGCTTATGAGGTTATGTTAAATAACGGTGATATTTCCGGAACGATTAAAGATATACAAAACAGCGATGTATTGTTACCTACTGATAAAAAAGCAATTATTGATAAATTGACAAGTGTATCAAACAAAAAGAATAAAGCTGATAATCCTTTTGTAAAAACAGATTTGACTGAAAAAATTGTGAGCGGAGAAATAAACAACGAAAATGATATTTTAACGGCTTTTTTAAAAGGTGAAATAACAAATACAACAAAAACAGCTTTGACAAGATTGTTAAAGGTTTCGCAAACTCCGAATCAAAATATACTTAAAAATGCTATAGCACAATTAAAGAAATCGTATAACAACGGAGTTTTAGGAACGACACCGGCAGAGGCAAGAGGGCTTTCCGAAAGTATTTTACAGGTATCAAATATGTATCAGGAAGCAGTAAGTAAAGGTAAAAGCACACAAGAAATACAAGATTTGTTGTCGCCTGAAAATATACAGAAAATTGCCGAAACAAACAGACCGACATTAGACGAAAATGTAAAAGAAATACAAAAACAGGTAACAAAGAAGAATGACGGTAATGTTTTAAATATTGATATAGATGTTGAACAAGACGATAAAAACGGAGATATTTTAGGATTAGGTATATAAATATGAACTATACTGAATTTTCAAAACAAATTAAAGAAAAATATCCATACTACAAAAATGTTGACGATAGGGAGTTGGCACAAAAAATAGTAGAGAAATATCCCTATTATAAAGACAAAGTTACTTTTTACGACAACGAAAACAAAACGACTGTCGGCGAAGTTGTAAAAAATATGTTTGCACCGGTTACGGAAGCAGTAAGTAATGTTGCTGATTTTGCAAGTGTTAAACCGTATAACAATAATGTTACAGAAAAGAAACAACCCGAATTAAGAGCAAGAACAGCACAAGACGACAATGCAAAAGTTATATATGAACCTAACGGCTTTGATATTTTAGGAGAAAAAATTGCCGTAGCAAGTGCGACAGATAAAGGAGCGACAACAACAAAAGATTTAGAGGATATAAAGAAGAAACAAAATTTTGCAATGATGACCGCAGGAGTTGTTCCGTTTGTTGCAGGCGGACAAATGAGTGTCGGCGGGCTTGTAATACTTGAATCAATACAGCAGGCAAAAAATTATTTTGCTTCCAAGATAAAAGGAAAGAATTATGATTTTATGGCTTATGAGAACCTTTCTTCTTTACTTCCGGATAATACACCTTCTGTAATAAGAGTAGTAAGTAGTTTAGCGGAAATGGTTACTGATTGTGTTGTTGCAGGGAAAGTTGAAAGTGCAGGAGTAAAATTTCTTGTAAACGAAGCTGTAAACAGATTAGAAAATAGAATGATAAAAGCCGGATATGACGAAGCACAAACAAAAACGGCAACAGATAATTTAAAGAAAAAGATTGTAGAAAGAGTAACAGGATTAAGAGAAAAAGACGGGCAAATTACAAAGACCGAACCGAAACCTATTAATATTGACGAAGCTGCTAAATTGAATGTAGGAGTTGAAAAAGTAAAGATACCGGAAGCACCGAAGAAACCTGTAAAAGCCGATGTTGATATTGAAGAAATAAAAGAACCGGTAAAAATTGAAAATAATGCTGATGTAGATATAAAAAAGAAATGGGATAATGCGAAAAAGTATGAAGGTAACAGCGATATTATTCCCGTAGGCGACAATGCGGTTGAAGGAAAATTTGTTTTAGTTGAAGCGGATTCTCCCACACCGAGCCATAACCCTAATGCTAATTTTCAAATGACAAAAGGATTTCCGACAACAAAAGAAGGTAAAACCGTAAATGACAGAGATTATTTTAACGATAAACAGGCACAGGCAATTGTGCTTGATACGGCTAATAAATATGATTTTAGAGCCGTAAAAGATGTGCCGGTTGTAAGCAAAGACGGTATAGTTTTAAGCGGTAACCAAAGAACAATGGCAGGACAATTAGCCGCTAAAAAAGGAACCGATACAAACTATATAGATTATTTAAAAGAGCATAGCCAACAATACGGATTTACCAAAGAACAGATAGCGGAATTTAAAAACCCGAGATTGGTATTTGTGCCGAATCAGGACATAGAATATACAACACAAAATTTTGCTTTATTTAATGCACAAGATAAGAAAAGCCAAAGTGCAATAGAGACGGCTGTAAGTTTAGGTAAAAGAATTAACGAAGATACTATACAACAAATATCCGGTATTTTTGATAAGTTTGAAACTATGAGCGAGTTTAACAGTTCGCCTGCGGATATTAAAGAAATAAGAGATATTTTAACCAGCAATAACATTATAAACAAAAATGATTTAGCAAAATATTTTGAAACAAGTTCTACGGGAAGTTTACAGTTAAGTGAAGTAGGTAAAGATTTTGTTGAAAATTTATTATTGGGAACGGCAATAAAAGAGCAAGCATTAAGAGATTTAAGTTTTATTAAAAATATAAGAGCAAAACTTTTAAAGAATCTTTTACCGTTGCTTGAAAATAGAAGTTTGCCGGAAGAGTATCAATTACAAAACGATGTAGAAAAAGCCGTAAGGTTATTAGTTGCAGCAAAACAAAGCGGAGTAAAAACAATAACCGACTATCTTTCGCAAATGGACTTTTTTCAGGAAGAGAGTTTTACACCGGAACAAATAAAGTTGGCTCAATTGTTACAGCAGGAATATAAAAACATTAAAAGCACATTGACAAGTTATAACAGCCAAGCTGCCGATAATGTTAATTACGGACAAGGAGATTTATTAAGCGGCGGTAAACAGCAAACAAAAGAAGAAATATTAAACGGGATATTTAAAAATAATAAAGGTATAAAAGATATTGAGTTTGTAGAACCCGAAGAAAATAACAATGTAAGTGCAAGCAAAACAGATTTTAGCCAAAACATAAGGATTCAGTTACCGAAAGTTACAAAAACACATAACGAACTTATAAAGAAAAGTGAAATAATAGACCAGCTTGCTAAAGATGTTGATTTACCTGTAAGAATAGGCGGAACAGGCAGAAGAAACATTTTAGGACTTTATTACAGCAAAGAAGAAATGGTAAGACTGAAAGTTGCAAACGATATGTTGACACTTGCACACGAGATAGGACACCACGAAGAAAAAGTATTGTTCGGCGGAGTAGCAAGAAAATATAAAGATTTTACACCGGAAGAAAAAGAGTTTTTTGTAGAGTTAAAACCTTTGGCAACAAAACCGAAAGGGAACGAAACAAGAGGTAAAGTATTTAGTGAAGGACTTGCACAATTTATTTCTATGTTTGTAAATAACCCTGCACAAGCTCAAGCCGTAGCACCTAAATTTTATAAATTTTTTACCGAGCAAGCACCGATAAAAACACCGATACAGTATGAAGCATTAAAGAAAGCACAAGCACAAATGAGTAAATATTATTCGCAAAATGCAACAAATACTGTTAAAAGCCATATTTCTTTTAAAGAAGAAAGCCCGAAACTTACGGTAAAAGAAAAGTTTGATAATATAACAGAAAGTATAAGAACACAATTATTTGACAGACTTGAACCGTTAAGACAAGCCGTAAGAAAGACTTATCAAAAAGCAGGTATGGAAATAAGTGATACGGAAGTTAATAACCCTTATTTTTTGGCAAGGTTATATTCCGGAGCGGTTGGAAGAGCAGAAGTATTTTTAAATAAACATACTTACGATTTTAAGACTTTGCAAAAGACAGGCAAAGCATTAGGCGACATAATTAAAGATATACATAACAAAGGCGGGAACTTAGAAGATTTTGCAAGTTATTTGGTAGCACACGATACAATAGAGTTGGCAAAAAGAAATATAAACAGCGGAGTTGAACTTGCAGCTGCAAAAGAAACGGTTAATTTATTGAAACCGATATATGATAGTTATGCACAAGAATTATATCAATACAGATTAAGTTTGTTGAAAATGTTAAAAGACGGGCAGGTAATAACCGACGAAGCATATAACAATATTATAAATGCAGGTGAACGATATGCACCGTTACAAAGAGTATTGGACGATAAAGTAATTAAAACAGTTGGCGGCAGAAACTTTAAAAGTAAGAATCCGTTAAAAAGTATTAAAGGTAGCGGAAGAGACATTATCAATCCTTTAGAGACAATTGTTGAAGATACTTACAATGTAATTAAGTTGGTAGAAAAAAACAGAGTAGGACTTGCTTTAGCAAAGTTATCAAGGCTTGATAAGTCGGGAGCTTTTGTTTTCGGACCGATACACAAAACAAAAACCGTAAGAGATATTGAAGGAAACGAAGCTATCGGAAGCGATTATACAATAGACGAGAACAACGAAATAAAAGTGTTTGTAAACGGAAAACCGCAAATATACGAAGTTGACAAAAGTATAGCAAAGATAATGAACGGACTTACTTTATCTAATCAGATTCTTTATTCACAAACTTTAGAAGCAGTTGCGACCTTGCCTGCTAAAATGTTGAAGTTTGGTGCAACGGATGTAAATGTTGCTTTTGCTTTTAAAAATATATTGAGAGATTTACCTGTTGCTTTGGTAAGCACCGAAAACAAATTTTCGGTAATAAGCGAGAATGTTTTAAAGTTGACGGTATTAGGATTAAAAGCACTTACAAACGAAAAAGCAAGGTTGGAGTGGAACGAAATAGCAGACCAAATGAATAAAGCAGGCGGCGGACAAAGTTTGTTAATAAACGATAACAGAGATTCAACAATAAAAGCAATAGACGATTTAAACTATAGTGGATATTTAGACAAAATTTGGAATAAAGTTAAAGAAAGAGATTTTATAGAAGCTGCTAAAACGGGAATTATAGGAACGACAGAGGCCGTAAGAGCTTTAGTAGGGTTTTTAGAGCAAGTGCCGAGAATGGCAGAGTTTGTTTCTTCGCTTGAAGGAAAACCTTTAACAAAAGAAAATTTAGAGCAAGCCGGATTTAATGCAAGAAAAATAACTTTAGATTTTGCAAGCGGCGGAAATTTGGCTAAATGGATAAACAAATATGTTCCTTACGAAAATGCTTTTTTCTTAGGTATAGGTAAAATAGCAGAAGTTATAAAAACACCTAAGATGTTTAAAAGATTGTTGGGAGTATTAGTGGCTTATGCAATAATCAATGTTTTAGGAAGATTGATTAACGGAGACGACGAAGAGGTAAACGATGTAAACAGAACACAAAAATATACCAACTTTGTATTTAAAATAGGTGATACGATTTACAGAATACCTAAAACAATTGAACTTGCACCGTTTTATACTACGATAGATACGGCTATAAATGCAATTTTTGACACGATAAAAGGAACGAAAACAGATAAAAAAGAATATTTAAAAGATATTTACGGGTCTATTGAAGCGAATTTAGTGCCGAATGTTTTACCGCAGGTTGCAAAGTTACCTTTAGAATTATATGCAAATAAAAGTATGTTTTTTAAAACTCCGATAGTTTCGGCAGAATTGGAGAAGGTTTTGCCTGAATATCAGTATACCGAATATACAACAGAGTTAGCAAAGTTTATAGCAAATACTTTAGGTAATATCGGAATAAATAAAGGATTAATAGCGGCAACGATAGGTTCTCCTCAAAGATTGGAATATATTGTAAACAGTTTAACCGGTAATACAGGAAAATATCTTTTTGAGAAAGCGGACCAAATAGGAAGAGCGACAGGAGTTTTACCGGATAAAGAGTATGAGTTACCGGAAAAAACTTTAGCGGACATACCGTTTGCAAGAGTTTTTGTTATAAGATACCCGGCACAAAGCAGGAGTATTCAAGAATTTTATGAGAAATATAAAGAAATGAAACGATATGAAGACACTTTTAAATTAGCTAAAAAGAGAGCCGATATTGATACCGTTAAAGAAATGGCAATATACCAGTCTGTAAATAAAGTGTCAAAAATATCTAAAAGTATGTCGGATATAAGAAAGGTGATTTTAGAGACTTATACAAACAAAGATATGAATAAAAACGAGAAAAGACAGACAATAGACGAATTGATGTTGACGAGATTAGCATTAGCAAAACAAGGTTTAAATGTTATGAAAGAAATTGAAGAAAATATTAAGGAGGAAAAATGATAACAGGACAAAATGTTAAAAATACTTATGTAGGAGACGGTTCAACAAGACAGTGGAATATTACTTTTGATTTTAATGACAGTTCACAGATTAAATTTAAAGTAAACGGAGTTGATGTTGCGACTAACTTTTCTTTAAATACGGTTACAAAAGTTTTGACTTATCCGACTGTAGAAAGTGAATTAGACCCTTTGACAAGTTCGCAAGAAATTGAAATATACAGAGATACTTCAGTTATACAAAACACCGAGTTTAATAACGGCGGATTATTAAATGCAAAAATGATTGAAGACGGACTTGATAAGTTGACTATGATTGCACAGGAATTGAAAAATAAGATTTTGGGCGACGAAGAAGGAATTGTAAAGGTTTTACCGAACGGAACGAATATTAATAAGCTTACTCAAGAAGGAGTTTATTTTGTAGTAAGCCCCACACCTGAGGAACAATTACCTAAATATCCTGTTGATGTAGAGAGAGCAAATTCACCGAGTTATTACAGAGCTGTATTATTAGATGTAAAAGGTTCTTTTCAAATAGCTTATTTTTTTAGGCTTTTAAGTGTAGTATCATCTTATACCCCTGTTTGTATAGCAATGAGGTATTGCGGATACTATAGTTCGGGTTGGATAGAAATAGCAAGAAATTGGGCAGAACAAGAAACATTAAGAACCTATCCGGGTAATATAATCTATATACCTACACAATATCACGGAGGAGTAAGCTACTTTTTACCGAATAAGGAATTTAGTGAAAATGACAGTTTAACAAGTTTAACATTAAATAACATAGAAGATACACCGAGGCCTATAGAAATTTATTTCAGGACAGGAGATTCTTTTTCCGGGATAACAGCTTCGCAAATAAAAGGTTGGATAGGAAGCACAACACTTGATACAAACAGTGTTTATAAAATAACTATTACCAATTTAATAGGAAAAATTGAAAAGGTTACTTTGGTTGAATAATTACTGACTACTACAAACAATATTTTAAAATATGAATAATAAGGAGGAGTATTATGAGAGTAAAAATTAAAGAACAGTGGACAAAATTAGAAACTTTGGTAAAACAACAAATTGATAACAGTTTTGCCTTTTTAGCAAATAAGGTTTACCCGATACAGAATACGGGCGACAAAAATATTCTTATAGGAGAGTTCCCTTCGGCACCGACTACGGAAGACGGATATATTTTGAAACCGCTTGATATAAAAGCAGATTACAGATTAGAAGCGGGAAAGGATTTATATGTAAGAGGATATAGCGGAAATTGCGAAGTAAATTTACAAGAGCAGGAGGACTAATATTATGAGCTTAAATTTTAATACAGGCAGTTCTACAAGAGGTGGTAACGGAGGAGGCTCTTCTGGAGTAGTAAGTTTAATTGCTTTTAATTCCGAACCGTCTACACCGTATATTCCCGGTTCTAAGTGGTATTATAACAGCAAGATATATACCGCTTTAAACAGCACGACAAAAGATAGCGGAGAAACTCCTTCTTATACTACTGACTATTTATTCAACGGGGTTTATTACCATTGGAATGGAACAGATTTAACAGCTATTGACGAATCAAATATAATGCACTTAACCGGAACAGAAATTGCTACAGGCGACAAAAAGTTTGACGGGAAATTGGAAGCAAAGACCGTAAGCCTTTCCGATGTAAGCAGACAGGTAGTAACAACGGAATGGTTTGATAAAAAGACAAAAGGTGAAAGCACAAAGATAGGAGTAAGAATATATTACGGAAACACTGCGACCGTGCGACTTGGCGGAGCGGTAGGTAAAAATTTTAGTCCTTCTTCCGATACGGTAAGAGGGGTTGACGATTTTGCAGACCACCCCGTTTTTGAAAAGATTGACTGTATAACAAGATACAACAGTGATACCGGAGAAAATGAAATATTTGTTAAAGGCAGTTGGGAATACAATGCTTTTAAAAATGTTCCCGGATATGACAGATTTTTAGCAAAAAAAATATTTTGGTATAAAGTAGTGATTACCGATGATTACATTGAAATTTGGCTAAGTGCAACGGCTGAAACAGGTTATACACCTGCATTTACAGACAAAGACGGAAATATTGTAGGTTGGAAATATTACGGAAAGTTTGAAGTTTGTCAGGCAGAAGGTGCGGCTGATAACGGTTGCTGTGTAAGGAAAAACTGTATTCCTTTAACTAACAAAACAAGCCAACAGTTTGAAGCATTGTTAAGAGCTAAAGAACAAAGATTAGAGAATTTAGAAGAGATAACTGCTCGTCAGTTGCTTGGTATAGTAAAATATGCAAGCCTTGATTGGCAGGCAAGTGTAGGACAAGGTATAACTACAGGTTGGCAAGACAGTAAAAAAGTTGCTGTTGCTTCAGGAAGTTCCGAAACTCCGGTAAGATATATAATTGTTAAAGCGAGTGAAATACCTGCTACTTTTTATCAGGATGTAGAACATAATGTAATATATTTAAGCAATTATACGGAGGGTTTTAAACTTGAAAAACCTGAAGGAGAAGGCAGAGATTATGTTGAAGATTATACCGTTGAAGAAGACCCGACAGAATATAAGAAAATAAATATTGCCGGGAATGTTGCAACGACTACTTCGGTTACGGTATATTACGGATTAAAGTTAAGCGGTGGTGCTGAGGATATATTAGGCGACGACGGTTACCAAACAGCAAACGGAGATATAACAACGGCTGCAAGAAGACCTGTAATGTCGCTTGGTATATGTGAACCGTGGGGTAATGAACATAAAGCCGTAGGCGGTTTAATGAACAGAGTGCATACCGTTGACGACACTCATATAGCAACAATGATGAACAATCCCGACCCGAATAGAAATGATTATGCTTACCCTAATGACAATAATGATAAAGAATGGGAAGAGATAGGCAATATAGGCACTGCAAGCGGTAATAATTTAAAATTTGTGCCGAGTGCAAATTTGGCTAAAATAGCATTTTTACCGAGCGGTAACAGCGGGAATAAGACTAATGATTATGCTTATTTAATTGCTACAAATGGACGATATTCTGTATGGTATGGCGGCTCCTGTATTACTGGCGGTAACTGTGGTGGTTTCTGCTGGGCTTGTCACAGTTCACTGACTTATTCTCGCCGTAGTTGGGGTGCCCGCTGTGTTTTAAAATAGCCTTTTACGAAAAGGGGGTATTGGGGGAAAATTCCTTGTCCCCCAATATAAGGGCGAAGCCCTAAAAATATTCAAAAATAAGCGAAAGGAGGTGGCTTAAAATGAAATATACAAGGTAGTAGGCAAGCAGTAAGAAGTATGTAGTTTGTAGTATGTAGTTCGGGATATACAAAAAGTGGCGGCTCCTGTAATAATGGCGGTAACTATGGTGGTTTCTACTGGAATTGTAACAATTCACTGACTAATTCTAACCGTAATAGGGGTGCCCGCTGTATTTAATATCAAGAATAAATATAGAAGAAGTTTTTATTGTTTGTATGTTCCGTGCCACTTGGCAAAAATAGTGCAACAAAAGGCAGGCTTAGTAAGTTACTTATAAAGAGAT